GATAAAGCGGATATCGGTCGGGTCATCGAGGCGGCATTGCGGGATGACCGGGCCGTCCGGCGGATAGAATTGGCCGTCCACTTCCTGATCTTTGGGCCAAGCGGTGTGGGCGGTGATATAATCCGCGCGCGCGGCGGCCAAGGCCGTCTCCCGAGATTGGTTTAAGTGCAGGGCGATGCCTTCCATGGCGGTTTGGCGCGTGTGAAACATTAGGGCCGAATCCCGGTCTCGCGCATTGAGACGGCAAGTTCTTTTTGAAGATGAAAGGCCAAACGCGCGGGGTGGCGGCGGGCACCCTTTTGCAGGATGGCGCGGGTTTTGAGTTTCTTTTGAATATTCACAGAACGCACCAATGTGAAAACCGGGACGGAGACCAAGCCTTCAAGCGAGGTAAAGGCCCCGCGTGTTTTTGTGGCCTTGCGGGAGGTCACGCCCCTAAAACGGCCCGCCGCATTGGCGCGGAGTTTGGCGACTAATAAGGGGGATTTGCCGGGGCGGTTGACAAATTCAAGACTGTCTTGACCATAGCGGTCAAGGAAAGTTTCAATCAAAGTTGCGCCGCGTTTTTGTCGCAATGTCGCGGCGGGGCCACCGTCAATCGGGACAGGCAGGAATTGGGAAAAGCGAGGACGTTGACGCCCGCCATCGGCGTGGGAGGCTATGATGTGGCTGGCCTTGGAATAGACGATGGCCGAAGGTTCATAAGACAGGCCGCGCGGCGGGTAGATATTATCCTGCATGGTTGTGGCGATGCGCCGTTTAAACCCCGCGCGCAAAATATCGGCGCG